CTAGATGGTAACTCCCGTCACCTTCGCCAAAGCATCGTTCTGCTTGATTTGGAATCCTTTACGCATTACGAAACGCAACGCGCTCATGTCGTCCTCAAACAGATTGATGTCGTCCATGTTGTCCTGAGTCAGAGTTGCCTCGTGGCTCACCGTAACCCTCATGCCAGTGCGGTCACCCACAAAGACATAAGGCCCATAGGCCATCAGGATTTCATACCCTTCTGGCGAACCCCAGAGCGGTGCCTGGCGCGTGAAGCATATCGGTATGCCCCACAAGCAGTACCGATCTCTCGGCGTACACGAATCAAGGTTCTGCGTGTAGATCGGGTTGTTGTCTGCGTCCCGCAGGTTGCGGAGCAGATGCTTGATTGCGGGGTTCGCAATCATGCCGGTCGGTCCGTCAAACCCTGCTACCTCGATTGCGCTTATTGCCTCCGAAACGTCAGCGGCGAGGTCCACACCGCTTCCGAACGGTATGGTTGCGGCGGCAGGCGTATTCGCTGAAAGACTCGCGCCGTAGGGGGACGTCGGTTCATACCCCATTGCGGCCCGGTCAAACAATTCAATAAACGCCTTGCCGGTGTCATCCTCGACCAGTGCGGCTATGTCAACGTCAGCGTCTTCAAGCAGTTCGTCCTCGAAGGGTACTATTACCGCGATCTTCTCAGCGGTGATGATCTTCTTCTCGAACGTGGGCTTGTCTTTCGGCTTCCGTGCCATAGCGTCTACGAAATAAGCGTCGACACCCGTAAGGAACTTGTTGACGTTCATCACAAGCGACTTCATGGGGAAGTGCTTTGCGAAGCTCGACACGCAAGCGCCGTCGCGGAGCATCTTGTTAACCTCTGAGTAATACTCGTCGGTCACAAAGAGCCCGCCCTGCGCGGGGTCAGCGGTATTCAGTCGTTTTATCCTATCTGCCATCTTGTTTTCCCTCCTCTCAAACTCTCCTTGCTCCCTTCATCATCGTGAGCAATTCTTCGGCTCCTGATTTCTTCTTGTCGCCGTCGATAGGCGTTCCCCCGGACCCGGGATCGGGTGGGGGTGGTGTCGCATCTGACTTCACCAGGTACGGCTCATTCTTGAGAAGTGTTTTCAGCGCCTTGTCCACGCCCACAACCTTGCCGTCCTCATATTCGAGGTCGCCACGGTCGATGAGCTTGTAAGCCGCGTCGGGGTTGATGACCCCCGCTTTGGCGGCGGCGCGTTCGACTGCCGTGCGTATGGTCTGCTCGACTATCGCCGCGTCACGGTCCTTGAGCGTTTGCTCTAGTGCCGTCTTCTCTGCCGTTAGCCTTTCGACTTCTGACTTCTCGGCATCGTCGTGTTCCTTCAACTGAGCGCTCAAGTCCTCAACTTGCTTCCCCGCGTCTTTCGCTGAAGTGCGATACTTCGCGTTCTCGCGGCGTAACTCCTGAACGTACTCCCTGCTGAACGTATCCGGCTCTACCGTTCCTTGCCCGTCCACCTCTGGTGTCTTGGCATCTTCAGCCATCATGGCCTCCTCTTGTTTGCATCAAGCAAAAACCCCGCCTTATGCGGGGTTCGGAATGTATATCTAAAAAAGCCCCTTAACGGGACTTTGGACTTCTCTTAACGCCGCCTTTCGGTCTAGCGGTTCTCTGCGCCGGGGTCAAACTGACCCGCTTCTTCTTGCATCACCCGCCGGAGCGTTTACCTTTTGGCATTGGCTCGGCCCTGCCCTTTCGCCTTCGTTACCTTGCACCCACCGCGCCCACGGTTGCCGCGAACTCCACGCCCACTACCGTCACGCCGGGGGGTTCCTCTTGTGCCTTTCGCCATCTATGCCGCCTCCATCCATTCGTGTATGCCGTAGGGGTCTATGCCTGTATCCTGGTAATTGTGCATCACTTCATCCCACTCGTGGCCGCTCATTACGTCCTCGGTAAGGAAACATAAACATTGCGGATGTGGAGTCATCGGCACTTCATCTACGGCGTAGGTCTGCCCGTCGTAATTCTCACAATCACAGGGTACGTCGGGATGCTCCAGTGACAGGTGCCAAGTGATGCCCTTCACCCACGGTGAGCGTTTCGCGCTCTGAATCGTCGCGTTGCGGTATCCTTCGCCTATCTCTGTTCTTGCCAGCCGCATTGAATCGAAGTTTAGCGTCCTGCCATACGGCGTTGTCGTGGTAACGTGTCGCCCCGGAAGAATGAACCCGTCTAGTTGCTTGCTCAACACCTCGGCGGGTACGTGATTCGCTATGCCGTTCTCGACAATCGTTATGATGTCTTTCGAGTAGTGCAAGTCCCATATCCGCTGTGAGAGCGTGTAGCCACTTGGAAGTCGGGCGGCGAACATTGCGTCGGCTATACTCGATGCAAGCCCTGAGAAGAATCGGGTGGCGATGTCGATGCTTGCCCCTGTGACTTTCGAAGCAAGTAGCGAAGCACCAACCATCTCAAAAGCCGCCGAATCCTTGAGCGAAGTCCAGAGTGTTTTGCCATAATCCCTCACGTAATCATCGAGCGCCGCATTAACGTGGCGCGGGAAATCAATATCGGTATCGGTCGGTACGTACAGCCGCCGGCGCAGACGGGTCAAGAGGCTACTAAACTCAACCTCGTATCCTTGCAACTGCCGGATACGGGCAAGTTCATGACCCTCTCGCCACTCGGAGTAACTTAGACGTTCTGCCATGCGGCACCGTCGTATATCTGCAAAGTCGGCCCCCCGGTGTCGTAGAAGAAATCTCCCTGTTGCGGGTCTGCCGGAGCCACCGCCGCTACGGTCATTCTCGCAATCGGGCGACTGGAGAAATCGTCAGCCATGTTGTAAACCGTGTTGTCCTCCCGCAAGTAACGCCCACTGTGAGGCGGCAAGTCGTTGATATCCTGCGCCATTACTCTCTCCTCTCAAGGTTATCCGCGATGTTGATATCAGTCGAATCCTCACGCTTGAATCGCCCTGTAGCGTGAACCGGAACGGGTACTATCATCCCCGCTATGGGTACTAACACACCCGATTCATTGTAGTTGTAAACCTGCCCATCCTCACCGACAATACGACCGCTATGAGGCATTCCTGCGGAGTCGGTTGAATCCCAACCGCTCACTATCCACGGTCCACCGGGAGGGGTAGGGATAGGCCCAACGTCGGGGCCGGTGTAGTCGTAATCATCCCCGCCCCAAATATCGGTTGCGTTCCCTACGCCTGTCGGGTACTTGGCAAGTTCGGTCGTGTAAGTGTTGTCAGTCCACACCTTCAGGTATCCGGTGAAGGGATACTCAAGTAAATGCACATCAAGGGTGGCGGTGCCTCCTGCTTCTACGGCAGAGTCAATCACGGTGTCACTAGCGTCATAGATACGTACAGCGTTCCCCGCTCCAAGGGAGGTGACCGCAATAGAAAGACTCTCGAACACTTGAATTGAGTCAGTTATCAACGTCCCTCGGAAATTGGTGGTTGCACCATCACCAACTACAAGCCACGGGTCGTTACCGTAAACGTGATTATACGCTCCAGTTTTGAGATACGCCGTGAGGTCAGTGGCGAGCATATACCTCAGAGTGTCTTGTACTGCACCGTGTACTGTTTCAAAAATGTAATAGGTATCGTAGGCAAACGCTCCTGTTGTCCACACGTTTGCCGCAGTTGTTTCCCATGCAGCAACAGATGTTATCCCGGGCGCACCAGGACTAAAGAATCGCATCACTGACCTGTGCGGGGGGGTCGCCCACGCAAACGCTCCGGCGGGTATTATCGCCGTATCGTGCAAGTGACAGACGGGAACCCCATAATCCGCGCCAACAGTCGCCTTCGACTTTACCCTTACTACCCACTCGTTAGCATCTAATAGAGCGGTGTTGTAAACGAGATAGGCGTACTGAGCGTTTGCCCCAGTGGTATAAACAACCGTACCGTCAGCGGGATAGGTTATACGACCTGGAGCATCTTCTTCTTCGTTCATCCAAGCGGGACAGGCCGCGAAGGTGTCCTCTGCTTCGATTAACCCCGAGTCACTTCTGATGAGGGCCATTAGAACTTCCCTTTACATCTCGCGCATATCTTCATGCGAATCTGACCGCTCTTGTGGTCATGGAGTTTGTCAACCACGCGCTTGCACATCGGGCAGATGTTGACAGGGCAATTCATGCTCATGCCCGTCCACTTCTGTTCACCGCCGGGTTGCCCGTTCATCACCCGCTCAGTCTTGCGCGTTACCGGCGGCATCAGTTACCCCCTAAGAGATCGCGTTCCTTGTCGGATAGCATCTTGCCGAACCCGTCATCGCCGATGAACTTCTCGCGCTCGGCTATGATTTCGGCTATCTTGCGCTCGGGGTACTTCTCCCCAATCTCCTGCAACCCGCCCTTGACGCTCTGGAGGCTGGAGGCAAGTTTGTTAACCTCCATCGTTATCTTCTCGGCCTCGTTCTCGGGGAGCGGCAGGTGGGGGATTATCCTCGTGGTGTAATCACCGGCGATAGCGGCAACGTCCATCTTCTTGTCATTCTTGTAATAAAACCCCGGCTTGCCGGAGTACGTTTCGAGCATCCGAAGTATGTACTCGTTCATGGTGGTCAGTGACGCTTTCCACACCCGCCACGACTGCTGTGTTGCGCTTACAAGGTCAGAGTACAGGAGCTTGAGCGCCACACCGGACACGAGGCCGAACCCTTTTATCCTGTCAGGCGTGATGTCGGGTACTTCACCGAGCATATGCATCACGTTCTCAAGGCGGGTCAAGAAATCTTGCAATGCTTCTGCGTAGTTGAACTTGGACTCTAGTTTCTGAACGTCCAGCCCTTCGCCGCCGATGTTCCATACCTCACCGGGGGAAATCTTGAGGTTTTCTTCCGCGCCGGGGGCGGCGTTCATTAACACCGTCACCGCGAACAGGTTGAACCGAAGTGCATCGGCACTATCACTCATTGACCGTGAATACTGGTCGAAGAGCGGGATGAGGTCATGCAGGTACGAGCGCCCGAAGGGGTCACCGCTCAAGCCCTCGTTGGGAACGAGAATCACCGGGATGAAGTCAAGGAATGTGTCAGCGCGGTTGTAGCGCATCTTGAGGGGCTTTAACTTGGTGTTGTAGGTGCCTTCGGTCAAGAGGCACTTTCCGTCAACGAGTTCCCAGGTCTGCTTCCATATCGTTTCGTCGTTGTCCATAAATGAACAGAAATGCACCTTTGTCATCATCTCGGGGTCGTCAGGGTCATAGACCGGGAAAACCTCTTGCGTCGGCTTGAACAGGATGCGGATACCGTGGGTTGGCGAGTGGGTAATGCGGATAGCCGCCATGCCACCGATGAAGTGGTCGCGCCCCGCCTGGAGCAACTTGTTTTCGAGGTTGTTGTCGTTCCAGACACGGTAGAGGATGCTTTCCCGGGATGCGGCCTGTCGGTTAAGCCGCGCCTGTTTTGTGGAGGGTTCGTAGTCAACGGACTCCAATTCATCGGGCTTATCGTACTTCTCGGCGGGACACTCCACATCGGGGGCAACCTCGAACATCCATGCGGCGCGTTTCTTGACGAACCAACGGGCAAGGTTGACCGGGAGGACCGTTGGCTCGTAGCCGATAGACGGCGGTGTCCAGTACTGCCCGGAAAGGTTGTAGTAGTCGTATGTGAGATTGGCATTGGATACCCGCTGAAGGGCAGACTCGTTCATAAACTGATAGCGCGGCAGGGGATAGAGGTCCGCAAAGATGGTTTCCCACAGGGATTCGTCTATCTCCTGGTCTTCAGCCGTTTCTACGGGCCTCCATGCTTCTTCTCTTGTCAACGAAATCCTCTCCTAGATGAAGCGTGTCCGGCTTTGCTCTGCCCGTACACCAGGTATCGGAGAGAGTCGCAACAGTGGTTGTCGCGGTCGACCGGGCGGTCCCGGAGGACTTGCCCAGTATCGTCTTCTTCGTAGTGATAGACCTCGATCTCGCGGGCGGTTTCGGGTAGGCGGTTGAAATCCATGCGAAACAGGCCACGGTCTATTTGCTTATGTACCGCCGCTATGCCGGGGTCAATGGCGTTCTTGCCTTTTCGAGCATCGAGGCCATGCTGGCGGAACTCCTGCAAGTACTCAGGGCGGGACGGGTCGCAATGGAATGTGCGTATGCCCCACTTCTGGTGAAACTCATAGGCCGCTTCGGCTATGTCCTCGATAGGCTTCTTCTTGACGTAATACTCATCAACTAAGTGAATCAGGCCGTCGGTGCCGATGATTCCGGTGAGGATGACCGACGGGTCGGCCCAACCCCAGTCAGTACCGGCGGTGCCATATTTGTAAGCGTCGGTGATGCCGTCCGCCGGCGCGTCAAGGTGGTGGTCCTCCACGTTAATTTGTGGATACACCAACCCTTCCCATGCTACGAACTGCCCGTAGAACTCCTGGTTCAAGAATGAGCCGGAGTACGATTCTTTCAAGGACTTGATGTAATCCTTTGTGAGCGCCTTGTTTTCTTCTGTTGCGCCAGTGAAGAACTCGTAATCACGGCGCTTGCGTTTAGCGAACTCTTCCCAAACCCAGTTACGGCCTCTTGGGGTTGTGGTAATCCAACCCTTCTCAGGGGGCTTACGGAGCCGGGCCACCATGAGCCGCCACACCTTGCCGGACACCTTCGCGGCCTCATCGATGGCGAACCACCCGAGGTTTGGGCCGCGCAAATCGTCGGGGCGGTCACAGGAACGGAGGTAGATACGACTACCGTTCTTGAAGATGGCGATGAGGGATTGCTTGTTGAAGCTCTTGACAACCTCGTCCCAACCTTCAGGAACCCCCATTACCTCCCATAGTTCCTGTGTCAGCATCGGAATCACGAAGTCGCCCAGGTTGCGATACGTTGAAGCTACTATTGTCCCGTGGCACCCCGGGTTCTCCAGCGCCGTCCTCACGGCCCGGAGGCAAAGCGAGAACGTCTTTCCCGCTCCTACTCCCGCTATCATGGCCGAGAACCGGCTCGGACTCGTTAGGAACTGGTACTGCGTCTGCGATAATACGAGTGGTGGTATTTCCATCTTGTGCGGGTGGCAGGATGTTGATTACCAACCCGCTACCGCTTCCCCCTTTGGCTTCTGGCCGCTCAAGGGCGGTGACTTTGTCGAAACTAACCCCGAGGCAAACGGCGATCTCTTTAGGGTTCTTGAACGCCTTGCCACCTTCGGCTATACGCTCCGCCATGAGGCGGTTGAGTTCGTGAATGTTCTTCCAGGCATCACTGACGAACCTCTCACGGTTGTCAGAGCGGATACGCTCAAGCTCCTCCGCAAACTCAGGGGGGTCTTCACGAATGAGCCACCTACTGAT